ATTCCGCCCATTGCGCGGAAGCGCTCGCTTTGTACCGATACTGCAATCCGCCAGAAAGGCGCCGCTCGCGCGCATCGGGCTCGGAATGCTTCGGGCTCTGGACTTCTCCGAGAAAAAGCGGAAGCCGCTCAAGTCGGGCGCCGCAATCGCCGAAGAGAAGAGCAGCAACGGAGAAGAGCAATGCAGCTGGAAAGCCTCAAGCGTCGAATCGAAGCCGAAGAGAAGCGGATCGTTTGGCTATGTCGGAGCGAGCGCGCCCGGGCCCGTTGCGCCGATCGGCTGGCGCTGCTAGTCTTAGCGCTTGACTCGCTGCTAGACGACAACGAAGAAGCGGCGCGCGAGTGGATCGCGCTCGCGAACTAGTCGGAGAAAGTCGCCGCACGACTCGCGGCGCTAGTGTAGTCTGGAACCGAACCGAAGAAGACCGAAGCAACGGAGAAGCAGAATGCAGAACGAAGAACAGAGCCCGAGCCGAGCCGACTTGCCGAACGTGTACGATCCGCGCAAGCTCTACGTAGCGCTTTGGAACTTGCCGGGATGCATGCCCGAAGTCGATCCGTTTCGCTCGCTCGAATGGAATGCGGCGCGCGATGCGCTCCGAGAGCAGATCGAAGCCGAAGCCGAATCGGCGAGCGAGACTATGGGCGCCTTCGCGTCCGGCGAGACTCCACACGTCGAAGCCGCTTCGCTGCTCGCCGAGTGCGAAGCGGCGCTCCGAGCGATCGAGTCGGAAGCAGTCTTCGGCGAGCCGTTCGCGCTGCAAGTCGGCGCCTACGTCTATTCCGTCGGCATCGACTCGCCCGACGACGACGACGACGAAGACCGGCGCGCGGCGCTCGGCGCGCTGCTAGAAGTCGACTTGTGCGACGTCGAAGAAGCCGACTTCGGCGTGAACACGTTCGCCGCTGGCGGCTTGGGAGAGTTTCTCATCTTGACGGACGAAGAAGCCGACGAAGCGGCGAGCGAAGCAATCGAGCGCGACTTGTGGGCTTTCCAGCCCGACTTCCTGGAACACTATATGCCAAGCGGAGTCGACGCGAGCGTGTTGCAGGCAATCGCCGAAGCGAAGTACGAAGACGCAAGCGAGGCTTTCGCGTCGATGCTCGGAGTCGACGGAGTCGAAGCAGTCAAGCGCGACGCTATCGCGTACGATGGACGCGGACACTTCCTCGCGCAATACGACTTCGAAGAGCGCGAAAGCGGCGACTTCTTCGCGTATCGCGTGAACTAGTCGAGTAGACTCCGCTCGGGCATCGGAGCCCGAGCGGACAGACCCCACGAAGAGCAACGGAGAAGAGCGATGCAGAGCAACGAAGAGCAGAGCAGCGAGCACGAAGAGCGGACTACACTCCGGGCGCTTATCGACGGCGCGCAGATCGGAGAAGTCGACTTCTACGAAATCGGACGATACCGAAACGGAATCGACGGAATCGAACACGGAGACTGGATCGGTTACGGCGATGCGGAAGCAGCGCGCCCGATCGAGCGCGCGAACGCTATCGGCTCGACTTGGCTATGCGGAAGCGACTACGTCGGCGGCTCCGTAGTCCGAAGCAACCTACAAGCGATGCGCGCCATACTAGACGAAATCGCCGAAGAGCACGAAGCCGAAGCGCCATACGTGAACGCGAGCGGAGGATACGGTACAGACGCAGTTTTCTTTTTGCTAGACGTAGAGGCGCCCGAGTCGATGCTAGCGCCAATCGTCGAAGCGCTGCAAGCGCTCGAATCCTATCCCGTCTTAGACGAAGACTCGCTCGCCGAAATCGAGTGCGAGGAAGTAAGCGATTCGTGGGAATCGTACGCTTGCAGCGACTTCGCGAGCGCGCTTCAGGAGCGCATCGGCTCCGATTTCGTCGAAGTCGAAGCCGACTCGGATGCACTCTTCGGCCTGTTCAACGAATGCAGCGGCACAATCGAGCACGAAGAAAGCGGCGCCTGGATTGACGTCGAAGGCGCCGCGACGTACGTTAGCGCGCCGCTGCTCTTCGCGCTCGGGTTCGCCAGAATCGACGGAGAGCAGGCGCTAGACGCTTGCGCCCGGCCCAACGAAGAAGACGCGAACGAAGCGCGCCGCGTTCTGCGCATCGCCGGAATCGGGCGAGCGATGAAAGCGATAAGCGGCGCGCTCGCTGCAAGCGCAGAGCGCGCGCTGCTCTGGAAGAAGAAGAAAGCGCTAGGCGAGGAAGCGAACGGCAAGCCGCTAGGCTACGGCTTGAGCGGCTCCGCGCTGAAACTCACTCGCTTGCACGCAAAGGAAATCGCTCGGCAAGCGATGCTCGGCATGGAAGTCGATGCCGGAGACTTGAGCGCGCCGCTAGCGCTCGACTCTTTCGATTCCGCTCCGATCCGCTCGGCCCGAATCACCGTTTCGGTATCGTCTAGCGATAAGCGAAACGGCGAAGCGCGATACGAAACGCGGAGCGCTACCGTCGACTTCGATCCGCTCGCCGCTTACAACGAAAGCATAAGCCGCGCCGACTTCGACTCGCTCTTTCTCGCGCTTGACGGGGCCAAGCAGTGAACGGCTTCGCTTGGCTCGCGCTGCTCGCTCTGCTCGCGTACTCGATCGGAGCCGCTCGGGGTCGCAAGCGCGGCGAAGCGCCGCGCCGATCGACTCGCAAGCGAACGGCCCGAATCGGCGGCTTGGCTGGCTATCCCGTTCGCCGCGCTCGGCGCCGCGCTCGGCGCCGCTGCATCGGTTCCTACGGCTTGCGCTGGCGGCTCCGCTAGGCGGCTCGCGGAAAGTCTGAAAGAAAGTCGGCGCTCGGCTCAAGTCCGAGCGCCGACTTCCGAAGAGAGGAGCAGACCCGAGCAGCGGAGCATCAAGATGGAACGGAACGAAATCGAGACTACGTTCGCCGAAGCGCTGGCCGAAGCGCGCGCCGCTTTCCCGTCTTCGATGCTGCTCCGACTCGCTCGGCTCAAGTTGAATCAGCGCTTTACGCGATGCCTAGGCCGAGCGACGTTCGGCGCTGGCGCGCGGCGCGGACTAGTCGAGCTAAGCGCGAGCGCTTTCCTGCATTCCGATGCAGACCCCGAAGAGTGCGACGATACGATTCGGCACGAACTCGCGCACCTAGTCGCGTTCGAACTCTACGCCGATAGGGGACACGGAGACGGATTCAAGCGCGCCGCTCGCGCGCTCGGCGCTCGCCCGAAGTCTCGGGCGCCGCGCGGATCCTTTCAGTATCTCGCGACGAAGCAGCGCCGGACTTGGCGCCGCTTGACTTGCTCGGAGTGCGGCCGACTCTGGGCCGTTTCCGCAGTCACGCTCGGCAAGGCTAACTCGCTCGGCCGCGCTTTCTCTTGCGAGTGCGGAAGCCGCGCGGCGCTTGTGGAAGATGCGGAGCGCTTGACGAAGGGCGAACTAGGCGCCGAGATTGCAGAGCAGAAAGCAGAGCGCGAGCGGACGCGAGCGCTTGCCGAGTCGGATGCCGCTACGGAAGCATGGGTGCAGAATCCGACCCCGTTCCGATTGCAGCGCGCCGAGCGCTTCGAAGCGCTGGCGCTGAAAGCAGACGAAGCGCTTTGCGCGGCTCGCGAGCGGCTCCAGAAAGAAAAAGCGAAAGCGGCTCAAGCGTAGGGCGCCGCAGTCCGATATACTTAGCAGACCCAAGCAACGGAGAAGAGCGATGCTGAGCACGGAAAAGACGCTAGACAAGATCGACTCGATTCGCGCGGAAGCCATCAAGGCCGAGACTGCGGCGAGCATCGCCGCGAGCGCGGAGCCCAAGGAAGCCAGAACGCTTGCGACGCGCGCCCGTTGGGCCGCAGACGAAGCCGAGCGGCTCCGCAACGTACTTCGCCGCGAGCCGACGGAAGCAGCGCTCGGAGCGCTGGCCGACGACTACGTGACGCGAGCGCGGAGCGCCGCGATCCGCGCCGACGAAGCCGCAAGCAACGGGGCCGGGCGATGAATCAGCACGAGTACAAGAGCGCCGAGCAGCGCATTCGCGAAATGAGAGTGTCGCTCGCCGAGCAAGCGATAGCTTTCCAGACCGAAGCGCTGGAAATCCTCGCGACGAATCCCGTTCGCTCGTTGATGCTCGCCGAGCGCGCTATGGCGCTGCAATGCTTCGGTGCGGAGTCTTTCGGGCCGACATTCGAAGCGAGCAACGGAATGCCGAGCGCGGCGATTCTATGCGCTCTGGAAGCAACGGAGCAGATTCGCGAGCGAGCGCGAGCCGAAGAGCGAGCGCTGCTCCGCGAGCGTCGCGCGCTGCGCAAGATGCGGCGAGTCGCAAGCAAGCGCCGCGCTTGAGCGCGGAGCAGAGTAGACTTCGCTCGGGCTCAAGTCCGGGCGCCTGCAAGCCGAAGAGAAGAGCGAACCCAAGAGCAACGGAGAAGAGCAATGCTGAGCAGAGAAGAGCGAGCGGAAATCGAGAGAATGGCGATTCGCCTAGATGCGCTGGCGAGCGAAGTCGAATCGGGCGTCGAAGACGCTTGCGCCGACTCCGAGCGCTTCGCCGAGTCGGAGCGCGCCGAGCGCTGGCAATCGTTCGCCGATGCGCTCAGAGAAGCAGCGAGCGCGCTCGAACTCGCCGAGCCGCCCGACGAAGACTAGAGCCCGAGCAGAGCCGCTTTCGAGCGGCTTGCTTGCGTAGAAGAGCAGACCCAAACGGAGAAGAGCGATGCTGAGCAACAAAGCGATGCGGCGAGTGCGACTCGGCGCGATCCGAGGAAGAATCGAAGCGATAGAAGCGAGCGCGAATCGAGCGTCTGTCACGATAGGCGAAGCGCTCGGGCGCTATGCGAACGCTCGCGGCGCTGGCGATGCAGCCGATGCGCTCGCCGAGTGTCTCGACAACGAAGAGCAGCGCCAGGAAGCGCAATCGCTCGCGTTCCGCGCCTGGGACGAAGCCCGAGAGTTGAATGCAGCGCTTTGGGCGCTGCTCGCCGCGAACGGAATCACGTACTAGGAACGGAGAAGACCGATGCTGAGCAGAGAAGACAAGCCGACGATTCTGGCGACGTACGAAATCCAAGCGAGCGACGTAGGCAAGGCGACGATTCGCTTGCACTACGGCGGCTCCGAGCGCTCGCATTCCGTAGCGTCTTGCTTGGGCCGGATCATGCGGCAAGACGTCGGGCGCCGCTTGACGTTGCTACGATTCGCGAACGGTGCCGAAGTCCTGCAAGCCGAGAATGCCGAGCAGCGAACGAAGCGCGAAGAGCGCGAAGAGCGGCTCGCCGAAGCGCTGCTCCGCGCTCGGCTGGCAATGGCGAAGAGCAAGAGCGCCCGAAGCGACTCGATCGGGCGAGTCGAATGCAGCGAGCCCGAAGCGCTGGCGATGCTCGACTTGCTTCGCACCGATCCGGAGTGCGACGAAACGCGGAGTCACGATATGGGGCTCGGATCGCGGATCCTAGACGCATGGGGCGGAGAAGACGGAACGCGAAAGCCGTTCTGGCGGCTCTGGCTTGTCTACGAAGCCGAAGAGCAGAGCAACGGAGAAGAGCGATGATGAGCAACGAAGAAGAGAAGAAGCGACTCGCCGAAGCGATTCGAGCGCTGAGCGGCGAACGGCGAACGGCGATTGCCGAGCGCATCGAGAGCGGCGAGTTTGACTTCGGGGCCTTCTCCGACTTCTATCCCGATGCGTATCCGGGCGAAGGGCACGAAGAGAAGCGCATCGCTTGGGGCGCCGATGCGATGCATTTCGACGCGATGCTCGGATACATCGCGAGCGAACTACGCGACTTCGAGCCGATATGCTCGCCCGAGTACATCATCGAGTGTCTCGACTCGGCTTGCCGCACGGAAGCGACTTGGGGCGATGCGCCGACTTCGGAGCGACTCGCCGAAGCGCTGCTCGCCGATCCGGCAAGCGACTTGACCTAGCAGCGAGCCCGAGCCCGAGCCCGAGCCCGAGCCCGAGCAGAGCAGAGCAGAGCAGAGCAGAGCCGCTTTCGAGCGGCTCGCTTCACGTACTGGCCGGACTTGGGCTCTAGCTCGACTCGATTCCTCGCTCGGAGTCGGCTTTCGCTCTGGAGCGCGTAGAATCGCTTGTGCTGCGCTCCGGCGGCTTGGGGTCCTAGGACACTAGGCTAGGCGACGAAGTCGATTCTAGGGGCATCCTCGCCAGCGCAGAGCGGCGAACGGCGCTCGCGGAGCGGCGCTAGGGCGATGCAGGCTAGTCTCTTGGGCGCTCTGCTATGGGCGAGCAGCGAGCGACGTGCGACGCTTGAGGCGCTGCTATGGGCGGATGACGGACGGCGAGCGATGCAGCGGCGAGCGGCGATTGGGGATTGACGAAAAAAGAGAAATAAAAAGAAAAAAGATGGAACCTTTTGGGGGAGTGATGCGTAGCGAACGGGGAGCGCCAGCCGCGCCTCCGTAGAGACGGCCTTTCGTCGCCGTTTGAATGGAGTGTGCGATTCCGCACAATGGCGGAACTCCCCTTGCCAAGGCGACCTTCGGCGCACGGCGCTCGCCGCTCCCCCCATCCGCCCCTTGCTATGGCCGCTTCGGCCCACGTCGCACGGCGAACGTAGTGTGCGATTCCGCACAGTGCCGAGCGCTGGCCGGTGTCGGGGATCCGACAGTGTGCGATGCCGCACGGTGTCGGGCGTCCGACGTTCGGCGTTTGTTGGGTGTCGGGTGGCCGACAGTGCGATGGCGTCGGGTGTCGGGGATCCGACAGTGTGCGGAAGCGCACAGCCTCGCAAGTCGCGTGCCGAAAAACGTGTACGGGGTGCCCCATTCCTGTAAACGTGCGTAGGGGCCTGTAGGTAGCTAGTCAAATCTGGGCATTTTCGAACCTGTTACGTTTCCGAAACACTACCCAGAGGTGGCACTTCCTGCGTCGAGACCCAAGAGGGGGGCAGCGACTTCTAAGCGGGCAGGGGCCTCGACAGGCTTGGTGACAGCAATGCAGCACATGGTCATCCCTATGCAGGGTAGGATGAGCCCAGAGCCCAGGAGAGGCGTCTACTTAGATCTCTTGTAAGTGACTACCCGACATCCGACATCTAAGGAGACATCTAAGGAGATGGAACTCCCGATGCCATCGAGGATGCCATGACTTGAACTTGTATATCTTAAACCCCCAACACATATATGTAGGGGTTAGAGAAAAAAGAGATATAAGGGGCCCACAGCTCTGGGCCACAGGAAAAAAAAGTGCGCGGCGGTGCATGACTTACAAGTTTGAAATGCGATTTCCTCGATGACAACAGGACTTCTATTGCCTTAGATGTCTCCTTTAATCTTTTGAGATCCAAGTAGCGACGCACGTCAAACGGCGTTCGCCCCGCTACCATCGGCATCTCAGATCCAAGCAAGATCCAAGTTCAGGAGTAAAATGACCACCAACGATCCCAAGAAAAACGACCCCGATGGGAAGAACCAACCCATCGTCCCCGAGCCCGTCCACGAGATCAAGCCGCTCGGAGGCGGCAGGCTCAGCAAGACCGGAGGCCGCAGTGGCCGCCTCGATCCGGCCACGAAGAACGCGATCCTGTCCCACATCCGCAAGGTCGGATACCACCTCCCCTCGCTGGCAGCGATCGCTGGGGTGAAGCCCGGCTGGCTCGGCGTCCTGCTGAAGCGGGACGAGGAGTTCGACCTGGAGATCCAGCAGGCTCGGGCCGTCTTCCTGTCCAAGCTGGAGGCGGAAGCCTTCCGTCGGGCAGTCGAGGGCTGGGACGTGCCGATCACCATTGCTGGGCAGGCCGACGTCGTCCGAAAGTTCTCCGACCAGCTCCTGCTCCACATGCTCAAGAAGTCCGCGCCCGACAAGCACGGTGACAAGGTGGAAATCAACCAGCACACGACGGTCGACACGGCCGAGCGCGTCGGGCAGCGCTTCGACATGAACCGACTGGACCCGAGCGAGCGCGCAACTTTGCGCAAGCTACTGAGTAAAGCGAAGATGGAAGACGAGCCTGAGATGTAACAATCCAGAACTTTTTCATTTTCCACGGAACCTCACCCCTCGCACGCGCGTAGGAGCGTGTGCGATGCACGACTTCGACGACCTAGACCTGAACATGAGCGACGAGCAGCTTGAAGCTCTCGATCTCGACGGGCTGAGCTATGACCTCAGTCTCAAGGAGTTCGTGCGTCGGGCGTGGCAGGAGCTGGAGCCAGGGACGCCGATGGTCGATGGCTGGGTGCTGGACGCCGTGTGCTGCCACCTGGAGGCGGTGACAAGGGGCGAAATCGACCGCCTCATCATCAACATCCCGCCGGGCTGCTCCAAAGCGGCACGGCTAGATGAGCCCGTCATGACCCCTCTGGGCTGGAAGGCCCACGGCGACATCGTCCCGGGAGATCTGGTCTACGGCGCCGATGGCAGCCTGAAGATGGTGAAGGGCGTCACCCCCCGATTCGTGGTCCCAGAGTGGCGTGTGACGTTCGACGATGGGACGTCCGTTGTCACATCCGAGGCGCACGAGTGGACCGTGGAGCGCGATCACAACGCCACCCCCCGCAACCGGGTGACACAGGTGGTCGAGACCAAGGATCTCCTCATCAAGGATGGGAACCAGCGTCCGGACGCGATCAAGCTCGCCGGACCCGTGGAGCTGCCAGAGCAGCACGGGCAGCTCGTCGACCCCTACCTGCTTGGTGCGTGGCTCGGTGACGGGAACAAGACCGACGCGATGGTGACTTCTCATCGGGACGACGCCTACGTTCTGGCCACGGAGCATGGCGCGGAGACGTCCCGCACCGACGGGAACGCCGTCAGGCTGCGCATCCCTGGGCTACGTGTCAGGCTCCGCGTCATGGGCCTGATTGGGAACAAGCACATTCCTGACGCCTACCTGTATGGCTCGATCCGTCAGCGCTGGGAGCTGCTCCGCGGTCTCATGGACACGGACGGGAGTGCGGACAAGTCCGGGCGCTGCATGTTCGCGCAGTCCAACCTTCAGCTCGCTGAGAACGTTCATGAGCTGATCTCCTCGCTTGGGCTGAAGGCCAAGCTGAGTCACCACATCTCCAGGCTCAACGGCAAGTCGTTCGATTCATGGCGCGTGACGTTCACCCCGCGGGCTGGAGACGTAGTGTTCAAGCTTCGCAGGAAGCAGGAGAGGCTTGAGGCGCGCAAGAAGGACAACCCCAGGACACGGCACCGCTATGTGGTGAAGGTCGAGAAGCTCAAGACCGAAGCGATCATGTCATGCCTTCAGGTGGAGGGCGAGCACTACCTCATCGGAAAGAGCTTCGTGCCCACCCACAATAGTATGATCTCGAACGTGTTCTGGCCCGCATGGGAGTGGCGCGAGCGCCCGTGGCTGCGCTACATCAGCGCGAGCTACGGCCAGGACCTCGCAGTGCGCGACCTCGTGCGCTGCCGCGACCTCGTGCAGTCCGACTGGTATCAGCAGCGTTGGCCGATCCAGTTCAAGGGGGATCAAAACCTCAAGACGGCGTATGTGAACATGAGCACCGGCTTCAGGTTCGCGTCGAGCGTCGGAGGATCGCTCACGGGCTGGCGCGGTGACAGGATCATCCTGGATGACCCGCACAGCGTCAAGACGGCTGAGAGCGAGGCACACAGGCTAGAATCGCTCCGCTGGGTGACTGAGACGGTGCCGACCCGTCTGAACGAGTCGAAGCTGGTCCCCTCAGCCATCGTCTGCATCATGCAGAGGCTGCACCACGAGGACGTGTCCGGCCTGCTGTCCGACACGGGCGGCTGGGAGCACCTGATCCTGCCGATGGAGTGGGAGGGCGAGAATCGCTCGAAGACGTGCGTCCACTGGACGTCTCCAATCCTGGGCATTCACGAGCCCGAGCCGTTTCAGGACCCGCGGGGCTATAGCCCGTCGCGCATTCCGGACGTCGAGGGGCAGACCCGCGAGGACGTCGAGGAGCTGCTGTGGCCCGAGCGCTTCAGCCGAGAGTCGGTGGAGCAGCTCAAGACGTCGTTCAGGCAGATGGGCGACGACTACGCGGTAGCCGGTCAGCTCCAGCAGAGGCCCGCGCCTCGCGGCGGTGGCATCTTCGACATCGAGTCGATCAACTACATCGACCTGGATCAGGTCCCCGAGGGGCACGACGAGTGCCGCGGCTGGGACTTCGCCGCTACCTCGCGCAAGAAGAACAAGCGCGCCGCCTACACCGCGGGCGCCCACCTACGCCTCGTCGACGGGAAGCTCTACGTCATCGACGTGGTGCGCGAGCAGCTAGACCCGAGCGAGGTCGAGCAGCTCCTGGTCGAAACAGCATTCAGGGACGGCCGCAACGTCCCAATCAGTATCCCGCAGGACCCTGGGCAGGCTGGCAAGCACCAAGTGCGCTACTTCGCTGGACAGCTCCAGGGCTACAACATGCACTTCTCACCTGAGTCGGGCGACAAGGAAGCCCGCGCGAACCCGTTCGCCACTCAGGTCCGGGCAGGCAACGTCTACTTCGTCAAGGCGGAGTGGAACAAGGACCTCATCGTCGAGATGAGCCACTTCCCCAAAGGGGTCTACAAGGACCAGTGCGACGCGCTCTCCCGGGCCTACTCCTACATCGTGACGATGTGCGAGCCCGAGATCGACGTGGTCGGAGGAATCGAGATCTCATGAGAGACCCAGTGAACAAGCCGAAGCTGCCCCTCAAGAAGGCGGTCCTTGGTAGCGAAGACGATCCTCTCCTCCGAGTGGAACGCGGCAGCGACGATCCGTTCACGGCGCTCGGCGATCCTGGCACGGCCATATGGGGCGGATGGATCGTCGAGCAGGAGAAGGACGCTGACCTGACCGGAACCGAGAAATACCGGACATTCGACAACATCGTTGCCAACGTGTCTATCGTCGCAGCGGGCGCCCGACTGTTTCTGAACCTCATCTCGAAGGCGAGCTGGACCGTGCTCCCCGCCGAGGAGACGCCCGAGGCGCAGCGCATCGCCGACGCGGTGCAGAAGGTCATGGACGAATGCGAGACCTCATGGACGAGCATCGTGCGCCAAGCGGCGACCTACCGGCTCTACGGCTTCTCCATCATGGAGTGGACGGCCAAGCTTCTCGACGACGGAACGATCGGATTCGACAACATCGACAACCGGCCGCAGGTCACGATCGAGCGCTGGGACAGGGACAGGAACGGCAAGATCGTCGGCGTCGTTCAACGATCGCCGCAGACCTTCGAGGAGATCTACCTCCCGCGCCAGAAGATCCTCTACCTCGTCGACGACTCGCTCAACGATTCGCCCGAGGGGCTCGGCCTCTTCCGCCACCTCGTGAAGGACGCGCACAAGCTGCGCCGCTACGAGCTGCTGGAGGGCTGGGGCTACGAGCGCGATCTCCGCGGCGTGCCGGTCGGCCGGGCGCCGCTGGCGGAGATCAAGAAGAAGCTCAAGAACGGCGACATGACGGAGACGCAGGCGGACGCCCAACTGGAGCCGCTGAAGAACTTCGTGAGCAAGGCCCTGAAGGGCATCTCGACGGGCATTCTGCTCGACTCGCAGACCTACCGCGCCGCGGGAGAGACGAAGCAGCCGACGCCCGAGCGCGTCTGGGACATCCAGCTCCTCTCCGGGCAGTCCGTCGGCCTGACCGACATGGCGAAGGCCATCGACCGACTGACCCGCAACCTCGCCCGCGCGCTTGGCGTGGAGCAGATCCTGCTCGGCGAGAACCGCATCGGCAGCCACGCGCTGGCCAAGGACAAGACGCAGACGCTCGGCATGATAATCGACTCGACCCTGGGCGAGATGGGCGAGACGTTCGAGAAGGACATCCTGCGCCCCCTCTTCGAGCTGAACGGCTGGAGCGAGGACCTCAAGCCCACGTTCAAGATCGAGCAGGTGCAGTATCGCGACCTGGACAGCATCGGCGAGTTCATCAAGTCGATCTCGCAGGCAGGCGCCCCGCTCATGCCGACCGACCCGGCGATTCCGAAGCTCTACGAGCTGCTCGGGCTCCCGGCGCCGGACCCGGAGGAGGCCATGCAGCTCCTCACGCAGATGAACCAGCCCATGCCGGGCGAAGAGCCGGAAGAGCCGTCGGAGGACGAAGACTCCGATGACATGGACGGAGAGGACGCATAGACATGGGCACCGTATCAACCGTCACGATCAGCGCCGTCGACTTCAGCGTCTACGCACTCACCGCGAACGCGAACACGGACGCGACGAACTACTTCGTCGGCTCGCTCAGCTCAAGCGCGACTGCTTGGGCCGCGGCGTCGACCGACAACCAGAACAAGGCACTCGTGCAGGCGACCCGCTGGCTGGATGCAGCCGTGAACTGGTCCGGCACGAAGACCTCCGATTCTCAGCCCCTCGACTGGCCCCGCGATGGCGCGGCTTGCGGCGATACGGCAGTCACAGATGGGACGACGCCGGACGCAATCGCTCACGCGACTTTCGAGGTGGCTGGCCTTCTGCTCCAGGACGCGGACGCCGACGCCTCATCCGGCGAGGGCTCGAACATCAAGCGCGCCAAGGCGGGCAGCGCCGAGGTCGAGTTCTTCAGCTCAACGCTGGGCGAGTCCGAGGACACCGCATTCCCTCCGCTGATCCACCGCATCATCAAGTGCTACCTCGACGGCAGCAGCTACAACATCGAGGGCGGGAACAGCTACGGCACGACCGACACCACGGACTTCTGCGAGGACGACTTCCGTCGCTCGCAAGGGTTCGGCTACTAGGAGACCACCTATGCTCATCTTCACTCTCTACACCGAAGACGGGGAGGACCACTACAAGGTTCAGGCCGTCGTGCAGCCCGAGAAGGGCGAGACCGAGCTGGTCGACGTGACCAGCGAGTACTCCGTGCTGCCGATGCAGATCACGGACCAGGACAGCGGCGACGTGCTCCAGGGATTCTTCTTCGGGCACGACCACGACGTGGACTCCGAGGAGCCCAAGAAGGAGCTGGAGAAGCTCCCGGCCGCAGACGACGTCAACTGGGAGGACTGATCCATGGGCAAGGACACCAACCCGCCGACTGACCGCTTCAGCGGGGCATCCGGAGTGATGCTCGTCGACTTCCAGATGTCGACAGTAGAGTTCAGCCTGTTCAGCTCCACGCTGTGCGGCAACACGACGAAGCACGGGAACGCTACCCTCGTGTCGTGGGACATCGGGCCGTCGAAGGTCCTTGTCACCCTGGCATACCCGTGCGGATCTCTGTGGGCAAAGGAGCAGTCGGATATGACCTGTGGCGGCGACGACGACACTGCGATCACCCTGTTCGTCAAAGCGTCCCGCGCATCCGATGGACTCACTCGGATCTGGCCGAGCCGAGTTCGGTTCCGCGAGTATGCCCTGACGGAGGACATCGGGACATCGGTGACAGTCTAATGGGCAAGGCCAGCCTCTACATCCTGGAGTTCTCTGACGGCAAGATCTACGTCGGCATCACGACGCAGCGTCTTACCCAAAGGATCGCCAACCACCGATATGCGGCGTCCCATGGCGGCAAATCTCTCGTGAACCGGGCGTGGAGATCCCTAGGTGAGCCGCGCATCGTGGAGGTGGCCGAGGGCGACCTGGAGCAGATCAAGGACCTTGAGCGCGGGCTCACCCTTCACCTGAACTCCGTTGCCCCAGCGGGGTACAACCGCAGAGTCGGCGGCAGCCACAACGGGGCTCACTCCGCCGAGACCAAGCAGCACCTGAGTTCGAAGCTCAAGGGGAGAAAGCTGGGCCCAGTATCCGAAGAGACCCGTCGGCGTATGAGCGAGGCTGCCAGACGTCGGAATGCGCGGATGACCGAAGAAGAGAGGGTCAGGCGCGCTGAACTCGGAAGGAAGAACGCAATGAAGCGGTGGGGGACACATGGGGCGTAATCTTTTCGGCGCCAACATCTCGAAGATCATAAAGGACGTCCTCGGACCCTCGGTGCTGGACGCGGTTCTGACCAAGGTCTCGAACACAGGCGTCAACCCGGCGGACCCGACCGGCGCCCCAGTCACGTCGTCGACCGACTACGCATGTCGCGGCTTCATCGACAGCCAGGATCGGCGCGCATTCAACGGAACACTGATCCAGGACGGAACGCGAGTCGTCGTGCTCCTGGGCGACACCATCTCTGGCGGTAGCGTCTCACCGACGACCGCCGACACCATCACGATCGAGGGCACGGAGTTCTCGATCGTAGCGATAGACCGAGATCCCGACGCCGCCACGTACCAATGCGTCGTCAGACCGCTCTGATAGGAGGAGCACCATGAGTCTCAAGAGCAGCCAGATCAGTCGCTTCCCGTCGCAGCGTGACGGCCACACCCAGTACCCGAGCCTCGAAGCCGGTGCGTCCGGCATCGACATCGTCCCCATGCAGGTCGTCAAGGCCCGCGTCAAGCTCGAAGACATCGAGCTGACGGTCGCCGCGTCGGACGACTTCGGCAGCGTCAAGCTCTGCACGCTTCCCGACACGAACCTCTACATCATGGGGATGGAGGTCAACCTCGCAGTCGTCAAGGCCGGAACCACGAACGGCATCGTCGCCGCCACCGACCTCGACTTCGGCATCGGCAGCGCCGCTGCCAGTGCGAGCACCCTCGCCACGACCATGATCGACTACCTGGAAAAGTCGGATGTCAACGACGACGCCCTGGCTGTGAGCTATCAGGCCCACACGCAGGGCCAGAGCACCGCGTCGTTCCCGAAGAAGGTCGCCGACGCGGCCGACAACGAGCTGTATCTGAACCTCGCATGCGCCATCACAGCCGACGACTCAGTGACGCTCAACGGCTGGGTCGACATCTTCTACGTCGATCTCGGCAACGAGATCAGCTGACCGATGGTCGTCACCCTCGACAAGATCCTCGATGCGCAGGAGCCTGTGCTCGCCTCGGCATTCGCGACGATGGTTCGCCAGATCCGGGACAGGTACACGCTCGGCCAGATCGAGAGCTTTCTTGCAGCGGGTCGAGTGGAGCAAGCGCTGGAGACGGCGCTTCGCTTCGCTCCCCGTATAGGGGACGCCTACATCGAGAGCTACATCTCGGCGGGGCAGGACGTAGCCCGCCAGATCAACATCGAGCTGCCCAAGATCGAGGTGCGGTTCGACATCGTCAACCAGCGCGCAGTGAACGAGATGCAGCGCAACCGGCTTCGGCTGGTCCAGGAGTTCACGAACGAGCAGCGCATGGCCACGAGGCAGGCGCTGACCCGCGGCGTCCGTCAGGGGCTGAACCCGCGCGAGCAGGCAAGGGCATTCCGTGACTCCATCGGGCTCACGAGGCGCCAGGAGCAGTCCGTGGCGAACTACCGCCGCATGCTCGAACAGAACGACCGCGACGCGCTCAGGCGCGCTCTGCGCGACAAGAGATACGATCGCTCCGTCCAGTCCGCCATCGACAGCGGCCGACGCCTGCCCCAGGGTAGGATCGACAGGATGGTCGAGCGATACCGCGAGAGGATGGTGAAGTACCGGAGCGAGGTCATCGCCCGGACGGAGGCGCTCCGCTCTGTGCATCAGGGCAGTGAGCAGATGTTCGATCAGGCGATCGAAGGCGGACAGCTCCAGTCCGACCAGCTTCAGCGGGAGTGGAACACTGCGCTCGACGAGCGCGTGCGAGGTAGCCACGCGGCGATGCACGGCCAAGTGCAGCCGATGGGCGTCCCGTTCCTCTCGGGCCTGGGCAATCAGCTCATGTACCCGGGAGATCCGAGCGCCCCTCCGGAGGACACCATCCAGTGCCGCTGCTCAGTCGGGACAAGAGTCACCGACGCTGCGGCCATCACCGACGCAGACATTGGCATCGAAGTCATCGGCATCTAAGAGAGGCACAGAACCATGAGCAAGAAGAGGAACGGCAAGATCATCATCGAGGATCTGTACCTCGACGACGACACGAGCATCGAGGACTACGTCGCAGCCAACGGCGGCGGCATCCCGGACTACTCGACGGACGAGCAGGACACAGGCGCAGTCTGGGTCGACGGCACCACGCCGATCTACCAGAAGACGATCAACGTCGGCGACCTGACGGGTGGCAGTTCCAAGGATGTGGCGCACGGCATCACTGGCCTCGCGCGGGTCGTCGGGATCGAGGGCGGCATGGAAGATGGGCAGGCGGGCGCCAGTCAGGTGTTCTACCCCCTGCCCTTCGCGAGCCCCAGCGCCAACATCAGCGTGCAGATCCAGCTCACCGCCACGCAGATCAAGGTGTTCGCCGGGTCGTACTGGAACCGTGCAGGCGGCGGCACCGAGCTGAACTCGGCGTACGTCACGGTCAGGTATCTGAAGAGCTGATAGGACCGTCCTAGTCCTAGATGTAACAATCTAGGATTTTTTGAGAAAGGATGGAACCTCACCACGCCGTCGGCGTAGGAGAACAAGCTATGGCAGGAACAAACAAGCCCGGAGCGCTGAAGATCGAGAGGAAGTGCGACCTGCTGAAGGTCGACGAATCCCTCGGCATCGTCTTCGGATTCGCGCTGGTATCGAAGGTTCAGGGCGAACGCTACTTCGATTCGCAGGGCGACCACATCCCAGAGGACTCCCTCATGAGGGCGAGCCTCGACTTCGCGGAGAACAGCCGTATCTCGAAGGAGATGCATCGCAAAGACAGCGAGGAAGGCTCCGTCCTCTTCATCTTCCCGATGACGACAGAGGTGGCCAAGTCCCTCGGCATCGAGACGATGATGACCGGACTCCTGATCGGCATGAAGCCGCCGAAGGACGTCTTCGAGAAGTTCAAGGACGGCACCTACTCTGGCTTCAGCATCGGCGGCGAGTACGTCGAGTCGGAGGAAGTGGAATGATCGACAAGGATGGCAAGAAGATCAAGCTGGTTCTCAAGGAGTTCAGGCTCGACGAGATCAGCGCAGTCGATTTCCCCGCTCAGCAGCCCGCCAAGGCGGTGCTCATGAAGCGGCACGAGCCGGAAGACACGCCCGATCTGGGCAAGAAGGAATCCGACGAGCAAGCGCCCGCAAGCTCTGAGGAAAACCCGAACGCGGGCAACGTTCAGAAAGCAGGAGATGATCCGATGAACGAGGACGAGAAGAAGCAGCTCGATGAGCTGGCGAAGAAGCTCGCGAAGGCCGAGGCCGTTCTGGCCCTGTCGACCGAGCAGCGGGCGCACTACGATGGGCTCGCCGAAGACGAGCAGGAAGCCTTCCTGGGCAAGGGTGCCGAGGATCGCGACAAGGTCGTCAAGGCCGCTCTGGCCAAGAAGGCGGAAGCCGAGACGGTCGAGTATACCGACATGGAAGGGAACAAGTTCCTGAAGTCGGATGACCCGCGTCTCATCGCCATGGCGAAGAGGGCGGACGAGGAGCGCAAGGCGCGTCTGGAAGCGGAGGGTCTCCGCAAGGCCGACGAGCTGAAGAAGCGCGCCTCGGAACTCAAGCACCTGCCGGGCGAGGAGTCGACGAAGGTCGCGCTGCTCAAGGCGCTGGACACGCTGGAAGGCGAGGAGCACGACAAGGCCCTCGAAATCCTGAAGGCGCACGACGGCGGCCTCGGCGAGGCGTTCGAGAAGAAGGGCACGACGGCCGGGAAGGAAGAGAGCGGCGACGCGGCGACGCGCTTCGACGAACTCGTCAAGAAGGCCAAGGAAGAGGACAAGACCCTGAGCGAGGCCAAGGCCATCGTCAAGGTCATGGACACCGAAGAGGGCATGCGTCTGCATGCCGAAATGAACGGCCGCTGAGCCGAAGGAGAAAGCAAGATGGCAGTCTACGATGGCGCACAGACCATCACGGTCATTGCTGGCGACGCGGTTCCGATCTACCGTTTCGTGCAGCTTCAGACCGATGGCAAGTTCGATCCGGTCGGCGTGGCCCAGGCCCGCGCCGACGGTCTCTCCGCGGGCGCAGCCGCCGCGGACACCGACGACTTCCCCATGGTGATCCCCAATGGCGCTCGCGTCAAGGTGGAAGCCGGTGCGTCGGTCACGGTGGGTGCCCAGGTCGCGAGCGACAACGCCGGTAAGGCGATCGCGCACGTCGACACGGCGGGCAACTACATTCTCGGCGTCGCTCTCACCGCTGGCGGTGCGGGTGACATCATCGAAATCCTCTTCAGCGTCCACCAGGACGGCGCCTGATCCTAGGCGAAAGGAGATAGCATGGCTTACCAAGAGCCGGGCCGGAGCGACGTCCATGTGGATCGTCCGCTGACTGGCGTTTCTCTCGCGTTCATGCAGGACGCAGAGATGTTCGTGGCCCCCAGGGCCTTCCCCATGATCCCCGTCGAATCCAAGAGCGACGAGTACTTCGTCTACGACCGGACCTACTGGTTCCGGGACGAGATGGCGAAGCGCGCTCCGGGCACGGAATCCGCAGGCATGACCTACGGGCTCGACACGGCCAGCTACAGCTGCGCGGTGTGGGCGCTCCACAAGGACATCGCCGACCAGATCCGTGAGAACGCGGACCCCGCCGTGAACCTCGATCGCGAAGCCGCCGAGATCCTCGCCCAGAAGGCGATGATCCGCATGGAGCGCGACTGGGCCTCGCAGTTCATGACCACGTCGGCATGGACCCTCGACCAGACGGGTGTCGACTCGGCCACGCCGGGCGCCAACCAGTTCGGTCGCTTCGATCGCGCCGACTCCGAGCCGATCGAGACGATCCGCGCGGGTCGCCGGATCGTGCAGCTCCGCACGGGCAAGAAGCCCAACGTGCTCGTCCTCGGCCCCGAGGTCTACGACGCGCTTCTCGACCACCCCGACATCGTCGGGCGCCTCGACCGCGGCCAGACGAGCGGCCCCGCGGTGGTGATGAAGGACGCGCTCGCCGCGCTCTTCGAGCTGGACGAGATCCTCGTCATGGAAGGCATCTACACCACCTCCGACGAGGGCGCGGCCACGGCCACCTTCGGCGCGATCGGTGGCAAGTCGATGCTCCTGCTCTACCGTCCGCCCGCACCGGGCCTGCTCACGGCCGCGGCCGGGTACGGCTTCTCGTGGAGCGGCATGGGCGGCATGATGGGCGGCCAGCGCATCAAGCGCATGCGCGACGAGCTGCGGGCGAGCGATCGCCTGGAGATCGAGGCTTCCTGGGACTTCAAGCAGGTCGCAGCCGACCTCGGCCTGTTCTTCGCCACGGCGGTCAACTGACCGACCTAGCCCCGCGCCTGTGACGGGCGCGGGGCGAGACCACCACCCGGGAGAGAACAATGACGAAAGTCAGGAACTGGAAGGAGAGATTCGACCTGGAGGCGGAGTTCGTCTTCACGAAGAGTCTCCGCTACGGCGACGGATACGTCTACCCCGGCGATCGCGTCCCCAAAGAAGAGATCAAGGCTCACAGGCTGCGTGTGTGGTGGAACGGCGGTTTCATCTCTCGGGCAGACTCGGCCACCGCGCCGAAGCGCGAAGAAATCCGTGTCGAGCAGAGGGGGGCGTGGTATCGCCTGACCTTCCCAGACGGCACACAGAAGAACATCCGCAAGTCGCAACTCAAGGAGTACGGGCTCGATGGCACTCAACAGTAAGCAGTACGGCTCGCTTCATCTCCGCAGGGAGCACGAGAGCGACATCACAGCGCTGACGGCTGGCGCCGCGACCATCGAGATCGAGGTCGACGCCAACTACCGTCACTGGTTCATGGCAGTCGAGTAATACTCGGACGCCGACGGCACGGTCGCAGTCCCCACCTCGGGCACGGCGACATTCACGGTCAAGACCGCGGCCCTCCGCACGGTCGAGCAGGAGCCGACGGACAACGTCGTGAACCTCGCGACGGCCAACGTCGAGGTGAACGCCAGCGGCAACGTGAACACCGTCAAGGTGGTTCTCGACAGCATCGCTGGCGGCTCTACGACGCACGCCCGTCTGCGTGTCATCGGCAACGTGAGCTGAGGGGGAAGCATGGCACTCGATCCTGTCTATGGTCCGAACCCGCTGAGGGGACTTCATTCGTTCCCTGGAGGAATCCCGGCCATCGGGATCGGTGACACCCCCAACCTGGGAGCATTCTCCCGCCTTCGCGTCGCGAATCCTGCCGTTCTCTTCGAGAGCACGTCGCAGTATTCCGACGACACCGAAGTCAACATGTACCACAAGGTGACGGGCGCCGCCAGCTCAACCCACCTCCCGAACGAATCTGCAACACAGCTTTCAGTCACGACCGCTAGCGGGGACGACCTCATCCGTCAGTCCCGCGACTACATCCCCTACCAGCCGGGAAAGTCCCAGCTCGCACTCATCACCTTCGCTCTTGGCGCGACCCAGACGAGCACGGTGAAGCGCGTTGGGCTTTTCGACGACGAGAACGGCTTCTTCCTGGAGGTCAGCGGAACGGACGTCGCGGTCGTTCGGCGCTCATATGATACCGGCTCGGTAGTCAATACGAGTGTCGCTCAGGCGAGCTGGAACCTTGACCCAATGGACGGGACTGGCCCCAGCGGGATAACGCTCGACCACGAAAAGGCCCAGATCCTCGTGCTCGATGCACAGTGGCTGGGCGTGGGTCGCGTCCGCATGGGATTCGACATTGACGGGCTCATCGTCTACGTGCATGAGTTCCTGCATGCGAACATCATCACGACCACCTACACGACGACGCTTTCGCTCCCGGTTCGGTGGCAGATCACAACGACGGACACGAACGCCAGCGCAGACAGCATGAAGGCCATCTGCGCGTGCGTCATCAGCGAGGGCGGACGTGACACCGCGACTGCTCGCCCCCTCTCGGTGGCTGGCGGAACCCAGACGGTGACGAGCAGCAACTTCGAGGCCCTTATCGCCATTCGCCCCGCGGCGTTCTACTCGGGCTCGATCGTGATGCGCAGACGGGTCATCCTGGAAGGCTTCAAGATCCTGAACACCGGCTCCACCACCATCAACTACCTCCTGTCATGGTGCGACGGGCTCGGCACCTGTTCCGTCACGGGCGGGACATGGGCGGCAAACGCCACGAGCGGTGCGGGCATCGAAGTGAACGGAACCGGAACGGCCATGAGCTATGCGGACCTGCTGCGCCGCAATGTTGCGGTCGGATGGGTTCCCGGCAGCGGTGGGAACAACCCAGAGCCCATCTTCGACCTTTCCCAGGCCACGCAGTACCCCCTAACGCTGGACATCGACGGCAACAACCCGAGCTTCCTTGTCCTCAGCGCGATCTCGCTGGGCGCGGACTCGGACTGCATCGGTTCCCTCAAGTACAGGGTGGAGTGAGATGGTCAACGTCAACATCACAGCAACGATCGCAGTCGGCGCACGGGACGAGAACAACATCCTTGTCAAGACCGCGCCCGACAGGACGTTCGTCCTCGTCGCGTCCATCTCGTTCGTCCCGAAGGACATGGACTTCCACTACGGCAGCACCGTGCTCACGCAGGTCGGTGCGCCCAGGGTGAACCTCGCGGACGGGTCGGTGACGGTGCAGCTCGAAGAGCACGTCGTGAATACGGCGCAGAAGCAGACGAACATCGCGAACCTGCTGCTAGGGCAGGGCTGGTCAGAGCAGTAAGGTGGTCGGTCGTCGGGGATCACGGGCCTTCGTCATTGCGACAATCCGGGCTCAGGCAGAGCTGCTCATCAAGCAGATCGTCCTCGACATCGTCGCCAACCTTCGTCGCGCGGCAAGCGAGGGTGGAAGCCCGGTCGACACCGGCTGGCTCCGCGCCAACTGGGTCGCCAGCATCGGCGAGCCGTTCGACGGAACAGTAGGAACAAGAGAGCAGGCCGAGCAAGGCAATGTGGACAACGCCCGCAGCGAGCAGTCGACGCAGGAGTTCTTCACCAACTACGGCCTGAACGACGGATCTGGGTACGTGTCGAACAACGTCCCGTACGTCCTGATCCGGAACGAAAGAGGCGGCAAGGTCGCCCAGAAGTTTTTCGTCCAGCGCGCCATCAAGGAGGCGGTGGACAGGGCCCGAGGCAAGAGGTTCAGGTAGATGGTATCCACCGCAGACGCAGTCGCCGCCATCTACGACAAGTTCGTCACCGCTTGGGGCGCCACGACAGACATCGCTGCCGACTCGCAGCATTTCAACCCGCCGTCGAACGATGAGTTCGTGCGGCTCGCAGTGCGGCACACCACGTCCAACCAGGAGTCCCTTGGTGGCGTCGGCAACCGCAAGTACGACAGGCAGGGCTTTGTGATCGTCCAGATCTTCACTCCGCTCAACGTGGGCGTGAAGACTGCGCTGACCCTGGCCGACACGGCCAGGGGGATCTTCGAGGGAACTCGAATCCCAGCGCTGGACATCAGATTCAACGACACCCAGATCCAGGAGCTGGGCCCGCTCGACGGCTGGTTCCAGGTAAACGTCCAGACGGAGTTCGCATACTCCGAAACGAAGTAGGAGAAGAAGAATGGCAAGAGTCCCAACCAACAACGTCGGGCTCCGTTTCGTGCGCGAGACCTCGACGGGCGTCCTGGCCACAAGCGGCTGGCGTGTTCTCGAACCCAACGACATCACCGCGTTCGGCGCTGAGCTGTCCACGGTCGACCGTCGTCCCATCTCGCCCGACCGCGGTCGGAAGAAGGGCACCGTCACCGACCTGGACTCCAGCGTGGAGTTCGAGGCCGACCTGACCGTCGATGCGTTCGACGACTTCGCAGAGGGCTTCGTCTTCGCCGAGTGGGCGAACGTCGAGTTCCAGCTCACGCACCCGAAGCTCAACGGCGCCGCCCTCGATGTCGATGACTCGACCGACGACTTCGACCTCAGCGGCATCCTGTCGAGCCTCACGAACGGCGCGCTGCTCGTGTCGAAGCTGATCTACAACGTCGGCGCCGCGCGCTCGCTGCTCTATGCCAAGGGCTACCTGAACTCGGCGAACAACGGTCTCCACGAGCTGAACGTCCAGCCGGTCGGCGGCGATGCCGTCCTCCAGGTTGCTTCCAGCCTCGTCACCGAGACTGCTCCCGCGAACGCCACGGTCGACGTGGCCGGTGTGCGCGTCAGCGACGGCGACCTCACCCTGACCGTCAGCGGCTCGACCGCCACGCTGGTCAGCTCTGCCGACATCTCCGACTGGGCCGCCCTGGGCATCCAGGCGGGCATGTACATCTACATCGGCTCCGACGACGGCTCCGGCGGCGTCCAGAACGCTCTCGGCACGGCTGCGGGCACGGCGGACGACACCTTCGGCTACGCCCGAGTCACGAGCGTCTCCAGCGCAACGCTGAACCTCGACAAGCTCGACGCCAACATCGGCGGCACGGCGGACAACACGGGCGACGGCGACGCGGACATCATGTTCGGCCGCTTCCTCCGCAACGTCGCGGTCACGGAAGACTCGGACGACGAGCGCTACTTCGAGCAGACGTACGGCTTCGAGACGGTCTACCCGGACCTCGGCGGCGTCGGCACGGACGAGTACGAGTACGCCAAGGGCAACTTCGCGAACGAGCTGGCCCTCAACATCCCGCTCGGCGACAAGGCGACGGCGACGTGGAGCTTCATCGGCACCACGACCGACGCGATCACCGCCTCCCGCGTGACTGGCCCGAGCACGGCTCTGTCGCCGCTGCGCACGACCGCGTTCAACACGTCCTCGGACGTGGCGAGCATCTCGACGGACGTGGTCAGCTCGTCCAGCGACGTCTGCTTCAAGGACCTGACGTTCACGCTGGGCAACAACGTCTCGCCCGAGAAGTGCATCGGCGTCATCGGCGCGACTGCGGTCAACGTGGGCCTGTTCGAGGTCACGCTGGAGGGGCAGATGCTCTTCACGCGGAAGGAGATCACGAACGCGATCCGCAACAACACGACCGTCACCTTCGCGGCGATCATGAAGAACGACGACGGCGCGATCGCCATCGACATCCCGAGCCTGACCTTCGGCGACGGCAGCAAGGAGTACCCGACTGACGAGGCCGTGCTGGTCAACATCTCCGGCACCGCCTTCAACGACCCGGCTGGCACGATCCCCGGGGTGTCCCTGGGCATCACTCGATTCGCGAGCGTGCCGACCAACGCCTGATAACCGAACCTGAACAAGGAGACCACCATGTTCGAGCACCTGAAGAAGCTGGAAGTCCGTGACGCGATGAGCTGGTTCGACCTCCCCGAGATCGGGGAGGGAGCCCGGCTCCGCATCAAGCCCGCCGCCGAGTCCAACGCCCAGTACTACAACGCGCTGATCCGCGGCGTGGGCGCTGGCAACAACCGTCGGAAGGCGAAGCAGATCACTGCCGAGGACCTCCAGAAGCACCGCAACCTGGACCGCAAGCTCTACCCCAACTACGTGATCGTGGGCTGGGAGAACGTCAAGGACGCCGAGGGCGAGTCCGTCGAGTTCAGCCGCGAGGTCGCTCGCGAGCTGTGCGACTCGCTTCCCGACTGGCTCTTCGACAGCCTCCGCAACCACGCCTCTCAGCCGGAGAACTTCCTCCCCGAGGGCGAGGAGCTTCCGAGCGCGGAGGACATCGCGGGAAACTGAAGGAGACCCTTCGCTGGCAGCTTCGCTATGCCAAGGAGGGCTGGGCCATCGAGAGCGGCCAGTACGAGCGCTCGACAGGTGGCAAAGTCCCAGCTTGGTATGAGGAGAAGCCCACCGAGGGGTTCCTCGACTCGTTCTGGCTCTCAGCTTTCTTCGAGCTGTCCAGCGCACGCGACTTCGGCTTCTCGATCGGGCCCATCCCGATCCACGCCATGCTCGCCTACGCTGACTACAAGCAGCTCGACCGCCTCACGACCGAACTGTTCATCGGAGTGATGCGCGAGCTTGACGAGATCTACCTAGAACACCTGCGCAACGAACAGAAGCGCAAGAGCACCAAGGGGTAACGACGTGGCCATCGTCTACGGGAAGCTGTGGCAGGACCCCGCGTTCCGTGAAAAAATGAAGCATGCTCGACGGAGCGGGAGGTAGAAATCGTACAGTTCAACATCGACATCTCAGCCAACCCAACCAAGGCGGTTGCTGGGATCAAGAAAGTGGATCAGGCACTGCTGAGGCTTCAGCAACGTGCCAACTCCCTGCGTGGACTGTTCAACTCCTCCCTCGCCGTCAACCCGGCGTCGGCCACCTCCGGCATCAACGCAATCAACTCCTCGCTTGGACAGCTTCAGGCGCGCGCTGCCGCGCTGCAAGCTCAGTTCAGGCGAGGTTTTGTCGTAAACTCACGGGGCACCGCTGCTGGTCTCAACACGATCAACGCCAGCGCTCGGGCGGCCAATACGAGTGTGTCCACTCTTCGCGGAACACTCCTCCGGACGTTCGCGCTCTTCGGCGCCGTTGGCTCCGTCCTCAAGGGCGGCAGGGCTCTTGTGGACTTCTCCGAGTCCATCCGCACCGCTGGAGTCGTCTCCGGCGCGACAGCGAACCAGCTCGACGCCCTCTCCCAGCGTGCCCGCGAACTGGGCGCGACGACGCGATTCACCGCGGTCGAGGCCGCGGATGGCATCACCTCGCTGTCTCGTGCAGGCTTCACCGTCGGCGAGACGCTGGACACGATCGGCAGCACACTCAGCCTCGCAGTCGCTGGCAGCCTCGGGCTGAAGCGCGCGACGGACATCACGGCCAACGCTCTCCGAGGCTTCAACATCGAGGCTTCGGATTCCGAGCGAGTCGTGGACGTCATCACGGCAGCGGCGAACAGCGCAACGACCACGGTCGAAGAGCTTGGCAACGCCCTCTCCTTTGTGGCGCCCATTGCCGCGGCCAGTCAGGTCAGCATCGAGCAGACGGCAGCCGCCCTCGACATCCTTGCGGATGCCGGTATCCGGTCGTCTCGCGGTGGTACTAGCCTCCGAATCATCTTCGCCGCCCTCTCGGACCCGAGCGAAACGGCTGCGGCAGCAATCGAGCGCCTCGGGCTCAGCATCGAGGACGTGGACATCAAGGCCCTCGGCCTCCAGAAGGTCTTCCAGAACCTGTCGCGCGACCAAGCGAAGTTCGGCGAAGAGGTGTTCAAGATCTTCGACCGCCGCGGTGCAGCCGCCGCTCTCGCGCTCTCGAACAACACGGAGAAGCTACAGCAACTCCAGGACGAGTTCCAGGGCGCAGCCGGTTCCGCGGCCAGAGCAGCCGCCGCGATTGACCAGAGCCTCCTGGGCGCGCTCAGGCGGGTCTCGTCGGCGTTCACTGAGATCTTCCTGGCTCTCGGCTCGGCAGGCGGCGAGAACCTGCTGGGCGGCTTCCTGGACGGGCTGGCCAACACCTTCCGGGCCGTCGCAAGGAATGTCGACGTACTGATCGACGTTCTCCAGACTCTGGCCATCTTCATCACTGCTAGGCTCATCCGAGGAGCATTCCGGGCCCTCCTGAGCATCAACCCATTCGTCGCCCTTACCCGAGGAGCCTTCCTCGCGGTCGGCGCTCTGGCCGCATTCTCTGACAAGATCTTCGTGTCGCAGACCAGTCTCGCGACGCTCCAGGACGTGGCGATCACCGCGTTCGAGACGATCCGCGACTTCGCCATCCCCCTCTTCGAGGCCATTGGGCTGACCATCAGCAACGCCATTGGCGGCCCTGACCAGATCAACTCGATCGAGGATTTCGTGAAGGCAATCGCTGGCGGCCTCGACTTCGCCCGGCAACTCTTCACGCAGGCGTTTT